CATGGCTTGTTTTTTTTGCACTTGTTCTTTATATTTCTCTTCTTCCTCATGTTTTAACTCAAAAAAACCTGCCCAACCAATCAATTCTTCTCTTGTTAAATTTTCAGTAAGTTGTTTTATTGTCATTCCTAACTCTTTAGCTAAGAAAAACATAAAGTACCAATCTTTATTAGCTTTTTAATGCTGCTTTCGCTTCCTCCACTTTCAATTCATCACCAGATGTCATCATTGCAACTTGTATTTCCTGTAAAATAGTTGAATTTACCTCTCTTCTAAGAGATGCTTTATGACCATCTTGAAATAATCTTTTACCATCTTCATCTAATGCTTTTTCAATCATAAGATTCAAAGCAAACTCATTACCATCATCTCCTTTTGATTTTGCAAGTATAGATTCTCTTTCTGCAATAGTTAATGGATGCCAATAGATCTCTAATACTGTTTCTTCTCCATCTTTCACTTCATATTTATATTTTTGGCTAACACCAAACTTGTTTCTGAGGAGTTCAATCGCTTCCATAGTATTTTAATATAATATTTATATTATAC